TCTCTCTACCCATTTCATAAAATTTAAAATTTATTTCATTTTGAAAGTGAAAGTAGGTACTCCATAAAAAAGGATCTTCTAAATGTTTTTCTAAAAATTCATCATTAAATTTCATATGTTCAATGATAGGAAATTTAGGTAGGATGTTTAAAACTCCATTATCATTCCAAATGATATATCTATGATGATTATATCCTCGCCAGGCTACGTTTGGTCCAGCATCTACATCTTTAGATAATTCACACAATGCAGATGGTGTTTCAATATATCCCGCCTTTGCAATTCTTGATATTTCTTTTAAAGCATGAACTGGATTCCATAAATCTTCAATAACATGTCTACAATATAAAAAATCAAATTCTTTATTTTGATAAGGTAACATTTCAGTTGAAGCATCTGCTATTTTATAATTATTGAGTCTTCCTTTTTCTTCCATAGTCCAACCACAAAAATCTGTAGCTTTACTAAAAGGAATTGTTCCAGGGCCTATCTCTAAAACTTTAGCACCATCTTTAACTAAAGATTCTATGTATTCTAAATTTTGTTTAATTGGTATCCAGTATTTATTTTTGTTCATAAATATAATTTTCTTCTATGTGTTGGTTCAACTTATTTTTATTACTAAATGCATATAATGCTGCATGATAATCTTCTGGAAAAATTTCCCAAACAATTTTATTGTGTAGACCTTTACATTCAATATGTAAATAAATTTCCAAATAAAATACATGATTATTTATTTTTATTGTTCTTTTGACTACTGCTTTTTGCATCTTGTTTTCTAATAAAATCTTTTTCTAAATTACAAAATTGAATTATTTTATCTAATTGTTCAAACACATCTCCTTTAGTATAAAGTCTAGATGCATATTTAATTATTGCAAATTGAGTTGCATTAAAATTATTAGCTCTTGCATACGTAAATGGTTGAATTTTAAGGTTTTTATAGTGGTCACCCCCTATTTGATAATCTAATGGAAACGCTTCATTGAACTCTTTATCATTCATAATCAATCCTTTCTAATTCGTTTTTAAGCCTACATAAAGGGAAAGTAGTATCAAAGCTACTCCGTAATATATGTAAATATTTCTTTGCTCTGGTAACTCCCACATACCAAACTCTATATTCTGAACTAACTTCTTTAGAACTTTTACGATAGATTGAAGCTGCGAAACTACTTTTTTCATATAATACAATATGATCCGCTTCATCTCCTTTAATTGAATGTATGGTGTCAATAAGAATCCGTGGATCTTCATCCATGTTTGTACCATTTTTTATAACATTTTCAAAATAAATTTTATCTTTTTCTGGAAAATTTCTGTTAAACATGTCTTGCCAGTTTTTAATTTTAGCATTTAAACCACCTTGTTCTTGTAAAAATTTTAAATCTAATAATTGTTCTTTATCAACTGACGACCATTTCTTGGTATCCGTACTCCGATAGCCGTGTTGTATATCATTGATATAGGTGTATATGACTTGCACATCTTCTTTTAAAACACTTTCTCCATTTAATAATTTATCCCAAGAAAGAACTGCTCTATATTTATTTAAATCAAATGATTTATGTTCACTGGTATCTTTAAAATATAAACCATGTTTCTTCGCTTCTTCTTTTAACTCATAGACAATTTTATTAGTTCTACCAAGAATCATCCAAGAACCCGGTGCATCAAAAGGAATATCCATAAAACGATTATAAGTTAAAATATGTCCTTCTTCTTTCAATGGCACAAATTTTTTATGAACTCTGTTTTTAATATACGTAGAAATGTATTGTGAGTATTGGTGAATTTTTTTAGGCATTCGATGAGATTGATTTAAAATAAAATTTCGTCCTGGAAACTCTATAAAGTTTTCTACTTCAGCGCCATTCCATTCATAGATTGCTTGATCATCATCTCCTGCTAAATAAATTTTATCTGAGTTCTTAGCAATCTTATACACAAGCTTCCATTGTAAGGGAGTAAGATCCTGTGCCTCATCTACAATTAATACTTTAAAACTAGGGTCTTCTGCTTTAGCTAAATATTCTTCGATCATATCGGTAAAGTCGACTCGATGATTCTTTTTAAAATTTTCATAAGCTTCTATAATAATTTCAAATTTAGAACGATTGACTTGTTTATTTTCTTCCTTAACATATTGTTCAATTGGAGAAACTAATCGATTTCTCGCTTTATCATAAACTCGTAATGACCAGTCATTCCATACTGCTTGACCATTGTGTTTTTCATACCTAATCTTTGGCAAGTTTAATTTCTCTGCAAATTCTACCATATCTGTTTCAGGGTCAATTACTGGTTTAGATTTAAAGTTTTGTCTACAGAAACTATGTAAGGTTCTAAAATTAAAAATATCTTCTTCAGTTGCATCAACAAATTGTTTCTTAGCTCTTTCAACTGCAGTATCTACTGCTTTGTTGGTGAAGGCTAAAAAAGCAACTTGAATCGGCATTAATCCTCTTGCAAACAATCGATCTAAATGATTTAATAAAGTGGTAGTCTTTCCTGTACCTGGTGGACCAAAGATCTTAACTGTTTTCTTCTTCAAATGGTGCTCGTTCTCTTTTGAACAAAACATTACTTGTCCTCTCTATAACTGGTTCGTCCACTTTATCGGCTAGCCATACATTTTTTAATTTAAGTTTGTCGTAATATTCTTTTTTATTACATCCATGTTTTTTAAGAATATTAATAATTTCATATTTTTTTATTGTTTTATTATTTTTTCTAATAAATCTTTCAAAGGTTCTATATTTAAATACAATAGAATCTTTATTTAAAAACCACATGTCTGCTTCTACTTGTGATGGATTATCTGCTTGTTGCGTTTCTTGAGTAAATTGAATTAAAGTATCTTTAAACTCTTGTTCTGATTCTTCTGTTTCATCATAGCCTTCAATGTCTTGTTGCATCTGTTTTAACTGCACTAAAAATTTTCTATAGTCTTTGTCTTTCATCTTCATCCATACAATGTCTGCTTGATCGAATAATTGTTCTGAAAGAAGTTGTTGTTGGTTTAATTGTTTTCCATTTAACTCTACCGTCATTTTTCCTAGAGTTAAAAAATATATTGGTGGATTAGTTTTTAATCTTTGAAAAGAATCAATTGATGGAACATAAGAACCAGAGTCTATTCCATATTTTAGTTCCTTGCACAAAGCTGCATTACAATGTGCTTTTAAAGGCATGTCTGAACATTTATAAGAATAATCTTTTTTCTCATATTGTTTAATTAAACCTTGCACTTCAGATTTAGGCAAAGGTTCATTAAACATTTCATTCCGATCCCAAACTTCTTTTTGCCAACCTTCTGGATTTCTTTTCTTTGCTAATGTAGCAAAACCTGTTAATGCATTATTCCGATAACCGTCTTCACAATTATTTCTAATCAACGCTTGTAAGCATGGCGGAAACTGATCAAATTCATCCTCTTGATCGACAACTTTAGCTACTTCAATTGCATTAAAGTTTTCTGGTTTAATACGATACTTACTTACAAAAGCAAATAAATCATTTAAAGGAACTCCAATTCCATTATCATACATTGCATAACGTGTAGTACGTGCAGCTTGTTGATATGGAATATTTAACCAGTTTCCTAAATCATTTTTATGTACCATAATTTCTCTTTGTTTAGGAAAGATCTCACAAGATGATAAACCTAGATCCGATGCAATTTCAGTAAGTTTGTCAATCATATCAGATGCAAGGATCTCTCCATCTATGTGCAAGAATAAATGAACCCCACCAGATTTCGATCGATATGGAACTAAAGGATAATTTTTATAACGAATTTTTTCTATTAAATCTTTATGATTTAAATTGTATTTATCAACATCAATACATCCCCAAGAACATTTATTGTCTTTGTTAATAGGAATGATTCCTAAATTAATTTCTCCGTTGATATGTTTTCTAAAAAGTTCTTCGGTAACAGGGCCACGCTTAGTAATCGCTTGGCCCTTAGTTTTACCGGTCTTGGAGTCTTTATCTCCATTAAGGAAATATTCTCCATAGGCAATGTCCAAGCCTTTGAAAAGGTCTATGAACTGTTGAATCATTAAAATGGCTGTTTTTCATTCGCTACGTTTTGGGAAGCTGTAGCCTCTGCTTCTTCAGATTGAACTTTAACATCGCCACCTTTTATAGTCTCATAAAATTGTTTTCCAATTTTATAAACATCGGCTGTGACATCACCATGATGATTAATCACAAAACCTGGCCAAGAATAAGTTTTATTTCTTTCCATAATAGAACTCATTTTATAAACTTGAGACCATCTAGGTAAATCAACTTTTTGACCGTTGATGTCCCTTCTCATGTTCATAATCATTGCATTCCATTGTTTGGATTTCTTGAACTGGGTTTTACTCATGTAAACAACTGCTTTCTCAGCTACCTTCATGTTTTCGTCTAATATTAAAACATAATGTTCACCATTAGCTTCTAAGACGTTTCCATTACCCAATACATCTTTCGATCCTTGTCTAGTAGTTTGATCTTTAATTGGATGATCGGATGGATATTCAGCTACAGGACCAGCAGAAGTATTATTCATGTCCCATTCTTTGTACGTTAATTTATAATAACACGGAACTACAAATAACCCTTGTCCACCATCGTATAATGTTTTGGTAACACTATTAATAAACATAAGGGGTCTTGCAGAGTCAATGTAATCTGAACTACCTGGTTGACACTCAGGAGAAGTACTTGCCAGTAGTTTTAATCTTGGCAAAGTAACATCTCTGTCAGTGATGTTATCATGTCCTAAGTCAGCATCTTGAATTATTAGACTAGCTAATTCTCCTCCAGACTGTTTCTTAACGACATTTGTTTGTTGTGTTGCGTTTTGCTGTTTTGCGTTTTGCATATTTTCTCCTATGTAAGTTTGGCTCTATTAGTTACATAAGTTTGAAATAAATCAGATGGAACTGCTCTACCTTCTTCAACTTCAGTTTTGAACCAAGCCTTTAAAGTTTGAGCATGTACATCTTGTTTTACTTCTGAACTTATATTTAAAGATTTTAAGTAGTCTAGAACCTTTTGAGCTACTTCATCTTTTTTCATTCCCAAGTCGACGGTAATGAAATTTTTTATGAGACCCCCATGTCCGTTATCTCTTAACCAATCTAAACATTCTTGTCTTCTTTCAAGAGAAAGTTTTGCACTATAGAATGGAGATAAACCTATTTGGGTGCCGTCCGTAAATTCCCAAGTCTTAATATTTAATTCTTCCATTAAGTTAGGAATTACATCATCTCGAAGTTTCATTCGATATTCTTTTTTTTCAGAGACTATCTTTTCTAAATCTTCGATTTCTTTGTTTACTGTTTCTAGATTTTTGCACTGGTCATGCAAATGATCGTACTTATCGCCCGATCCTTTTTTTATATTTTCTACCATAGTTCCTCCTACCAACTAAATATTATATTGCATTTATAAGTCAAGTAATATATTTACGTTGCGTGGAAAAAAAGAAATACAATTTTAAAACACCGCCATACGACCACCAAAGAAAAGCCTTAGAAATTGGTTGGGACAAAGAAAGTTTTGCATACTTCATGGAAATGGGTACTGGTAAAACTAAAGTTTTAATAGATAATCTTGGAGTTCTTTTCTCACAAAATTTAATAAATGCGGGTTTAATTATAGCACCTAAATCAGTTTATACAATATGGCAAAATGATGAATTACCTAAACATTTAAATGTGGAATATGAAAGTTTATTATGGAAACCAACATTAAAAGAAAAACTTATAAAAGAATTTATTAATAAAGAAACGAATAAATTAAAATTATTAGTAATGAATGTTGAAGCTTTTTCTACAAAAAAAGGATTAACATTTGCAGAAGAATTTATTAAGATCCATCATTGTTTAGTATCAATTGACGAATCAACTGCAATTAAAAATCATAAAGCAATTCGTACAAAAAACATCCTTAAATTAAGAAAAGTAGCTAAATACCGTAGAATATTAACTGGTTCTCCGATAACCAAAAACCCATTAGATTTGTACACACAATGTTACTTTCTTGATCCGAATCACTTAGGATTTAAATCTTTATATGCATTTAAAAATTATCATTGTCATTTTGAAATTGTGTATTTTGGAGATCGTGAAATTGCAACACCAGTTGGTTTTAAAAATTTAAATGAAATTGAAAGTAAACTACCAACCTTTTCTTTTAGAGTAACTAAAGAAGAATGTTTAGATTTACCTAAAAAAATATATACGGTTCGATATGTACAGTTAACCGATGAACAAAAGAAACTATACGAACAAATTGAATCAGAAGCTAGGGCTAACTTGCAACAGAATGAAATGACTGTAAATAATGTCTTAACTGAAATATTAAGACTTCATCAAATTACTGCAGGATTTTTTACTGGTGATTCGGGTACCGTAGAACTTAAAAATAATAAATTAAATACTTTAATGGAAGTTGTTGATAGTATTGAGGGCAAAGCAATCATTTGGGCTAACTGGGTCCACAACATAGAACAAATTAAAGAAGAACTTGTTAAAGAATATGGTATGGAAAGCACAGTTACTTTTTATGGAAAGGTTACATCTGATCAAAGAACAGAAGCCATTAGACAATTTCATAATAATCCAAAATGCAGATTCTTTGTTGCTAATCCATCTACCGGTGGTTATGGTTTAACTTTAACTCAAGCAACGACTGTAATCTATTATTCAAATAGCTATAATGCTGAACATCGTATGCAGTCAGAAGAACGAGCACACCGTATTGGTCAAACTGAAAAAGTAACTTATGTTGATTTAATTACGGAAGATACCGTAGATGAAAAAATTGTAAAAGCTTTAAAAACTAAATTTCGTCTGTCGGCTGAGACGCTTGGGGAAGTTGTACGGACTTGGATATAGTTTGAAATTTATTAAACCGATCCCACCACAAATTCGTATACATTTGTAATTGTTGTTTATCAATTTCAAATAATTGAAACTGTAAATCTCTACTACACATTAAAACTGCACCTGCCTCTATTTCACCATGATGTTTTTTATGAGCTTCGGAATAAGCTGCAAGTTGAATAAAATAATCTTCAATCCATTCTCGACGTTTTGGTTTGTTAGTTTGTTTAAAATCCATGATCGTTGGCTTGCCTTTAAACAATCCTACAAGGTCTGTAGTCCCAGCATATAGATTTTCGTATCTAAGGTGTACTTCTGAGCCCCAAGCTTCGTTTAAATGGACTAATCCTTCTGATATGACCTTTCCTGCCATTTTAACGGCCTGTATTTCGTCATCGTCCTTTGGCTGGTACTTAGTACCTAAAATGTGGTTTTCTAGCGTTAAATGCATCGCTGTGCCGACTTTTGCAGCTTCATTCTTAATTCTTTCCGCTTCTTCTTTGCCTACACGCGCAATCCACTTGTCGATCCCCGATTTGTCTTTAGTTGAATCTAAAATCGTTGTAACCGATGGCATACGTGCTTCTTTATTAACGTAAACTCTTTTACCAGTTTCGTTATTCGTTTTTCGATCAAAGATTTCGTATTGATATTTTTTGATAAGCACAGCTATATATTAGCTGAAATGTTGTGAAAGTACAGCTAAAAGTATAGCAAACATTCCACCCACAAGCCATTTTTCCATTCTAGACATTCTAGATTCAATCTTATCTATTCTTTCGAAAGTTTGTTTCTGCATGATTCGACAGATTTTCTCATGGTATTCAATTCTGTCCATTGCAGATTTTCTAGGCATTTTGAGCTCCTGTTGCTTGTTGTCTACGTGCAATTGCTTTAGATAATTCATCTTCAGGAAATAGTTCTTCAATCCTGTCTGAAATAGATTGGTCTGCCATCATTGTAATTGGAGGAACTTCTGCAGGAGATACTGTTGGAGTAGATACCGCCGCAGGTTGTGTTGGCGATGTTTGTGAAACTTGTGGTATTGTTTGTTCAACATCTCCAATAGCAGATCTTAAATCATAATTAAAATATTCTGGATCTTCAACATCATCCATTAACATACTTGTTTGAATTCCTACAATTCTTGCAATCTCTGCAATATCTCTAGCGTTTCCGTTTCTAACACCCCTGTTTAATAAATTCATGAATGCTCTTGAACCCATTAATCTAGATAAAACGTTCATTTGAATTAATATAGGTGCTTTAGCAAGAGGGTTAAGAGCAATCGAAGCTGCTACAAGTCCACCTGATAATGTTTTCTTTTGTGTTAAGAAGGTTGCTTGGTCTGCAAATTCCATAATTTCTTTACCTAAATCTTTACCAAAAAATATTTCCATAGACTCTTTACCACCTAGTCTAGACATTTCATTTTTAAGTTTTTGACCATTTAATAAAACACCATCTACAATAGAACTTGTGTCATCAACCATTTTTTGTAATAGTTTATTCATTCCTGCAGTTCTGATTTGTTGTAAACTTTCTCTGCCTTTTGGAGTTTGATTTAATACATTTGATATTTTAGCAAACTGGCCAATGTTATTTGGAGCGAAGATCGTGTCAATGGCTCGAATACCTTCCATCCCTGGTTTGGTTAAGTCACCAATAAAACCACCTAAGTCATTATATTGTTTAATAGTATCTAATTCATTTTTAATTGAATTAACTACATCATCCACATTAGATATTTCTCTATTTAAATACTTACTGTTCATTAAATTATTCATTAACGTATCATCAATAGTTCCAGTTGCATTTGATAATTCATCCGCTAACCCCATTAATCTAGCAGCTTCTTGTTTACCAGCAACAAGCTCTAATGTTGAAGGAGTTTTGGAACCTGTTGCTTCTCCATATTTTTTAATAGTTCTTGCAAATTTTGACGCATCAATATTATTAGTAATACTATTTCTAGATCCATTTAAAATATCTTGTACTAATGTTTTAGTCATAAATAGTTTTGTTTTACTAACTTCGTCTTCACTTAATATTTTTCTAGATATTTTTTCTCCTGGTCTTAATCCAATTCTTTCTGCTTCGGCTGGTAATAATTCTTTAGCCGTTGCAAGTTTTTTCTGTTCAGCTTTTGTTAAGGGTTTACCCATTTCTTGAATAGCTTTTGCAAAAGGTTTGCCTTCTCCAAATTTAACTTCTTTTAATATTCTATTTAAATCATCAGGATTATTTCTTAATACAATTTTTCTTAATTGAGATGGGTCAATTGCTCCAGTTGCTCTAACTTGTTTTAATAATGCTTTAGCTGTACCACTTTGAAATTTTCCAGCATTGTTTTTAGTAAAATCAAAAGCAATTTGTCTTAATCTTAATGCTTCTTGAATCGTATTTTTATCTTGCACTGCTTGTTTTAAACCTTTTTTAAATCCTTCAGATAAAAAAGCATTATCAAAATATTCAATATTTTCTTTTACTAAATCAAAAATTTCATTTTTTTGTTTAATAGATAAATCTCTATATGTTTTAGGAACTCCATCTGACCCTTCTGTTAATACTTTTGTTATATTGGCTCGAACGGATTGAGGCACTTTATCAGTCATTAAATTTGGACTTGTAGCTAACCAATCTGAAATAGTTTTATTTTTAGCTTGATTTAGTGTTACTTTAGCAGCACTTTCTGGAGCAGCTCCAATTGCTTCATTTAAGAATTGAGATCCTCTTTGTAACGTGAATTGATCAAAACCAGCTTCAACTGGATTAGGTACATAACCTAATTCATCCATTAATTGTTTTAAAGTATTTGCTTGTGTATAAGTTAATAAAGGTCTATCTCCTTGTAGGTAACCCATAACTTTTCTAACGGCTGGAGTATCCATTAAAACATTGCCGTCTTTAATTTGTTGCATAAACATATTTTTAATTGGGGAAGCATCAATAATTGCTCTGTTACCAAACATTTGATCTACTCTAGAATAAAGCACAGAAGACTCTCTTTGAAAGTTAACGTATGCTTGTTGAGCATTTTTAATTACTTCATTTGATAAAACTTTTTGTTGTGTCTTCGGCACTTGTTCTTCAAACAATTGAGACAATAGTTTATTAATATTTCTTTCTGCTTCTTTAGAAGCCATTTCTGAACCACTAATAGATTCCCTTAAAGTTTTAAATGCGTTTTCACCACCCTCTCTATATACTTTAAATAAAAATTCTGGGTTAACAAAGTTGTTTTTAAATACGGTATCGTATTGATCTTTAAAACTTGTTCTAGCTAATTGTTGCAGTTTAGCAGAATATGCTTCTAATTGTTTCGAAGGTCTTCCCATAAATGTTCTAGGACCCGTTTTGATTAAATTATTTAACAAAGACTGGTACTCGCTATCCGCAGCTACATCTACGCCTTTAGATTTTAAAATCATCTTTGTCATTTCATTATTCATGAATCGTTGATTGAAATAATCTCTAGGGTTGCCAAAAATAGTATCAAACATTCCTTGGAATCTTCCAAGAATAGGTCTACCGGTTGTTTGTAGTAAAGAAGGAAGGGCTCCTAAGTTCTGTGTTTCTTGTCCTAATTCTTGTGCGATTTTTAATTTAGGATCGAACTTTCTATAACTTAATAAACTTTTTTCAAAACCTTGTTGTTCTAATGCTCTATTCGCATCATCAAATGTACTAAATAAATTTGTAGCAGTTGTTCGTTGACCTGGTGCAAATAAATATCTGTAGATTCCTCTTAATCCTCTACCCAAACCTTCGCCTCCAGCTGACAATAAAGCTTCATAAGCAATATCTTTTGTAGTGTTACTTAATTCCATGTCTTCACCATTAAAGACAAATTCATCTAACGCTTTTCCAATACCTCCACCTAAACCAGTAATTGCCATTGCTGGAATCGTTCCCATCCCCCCAGTTAAGACAGAAGCCGCAACTGCACCTACTAAAGGAAGACCCATAGATGATTTTAGTTCAGCAAGGTCATATATAAAATCAGGATTCATTGGATTTAAGTTTTTAAAAAAACCTAAGTCAGCATCAATTAATCGTCCTCGTTTTCCTTCTAATAAAGGGTCTTCACCAATTTTAGCTAACCCAACATCAGTTAAATAATATCTACCTCTGTTGTCTTTTCCAAAACCTTCTTTACCTACTTTCTTTTGCAGAAATGCCACACGTTCTTCTTCATTATCTTGTTCAGCAAAGTTAGATCTAAAATCAAAATTTTTAACACCTTTAGTGTTATCTATATCATCATTAGCACCAAATGGATTTGTAATATTGCCTTGAGAAAATTTAAATACATCTCCGTCTTGAGACATATTTTTATCTTGACTGTAACCTTTTTGTTTTAGAATATTTAATTGATCAATATTTAAATCTTCAAGATCTAATTGTTTTCCATCTTTTAACTTTTGGAGTTGTTCTACATTTAAATCTTGTAAGTCTAGCATACATAACCTTTATTTTTTAGTTTTTTCAGCAATGATTTCATCTATTGTTTTTCCTGAATTATTTGTAAATCCTCCAAAACTACTTTCTGGATTTTGATAAGTGTAACCATACTGACCTGCTTCTAATTCTAATTGACCATTAATAATACCTAACATTTTATTTAATTTTTGATTAAACTCTGCTGGGCTTTCTGTATAAGAAAAACTTGCTAAAATTTTTTCAATTCTTTGAATGTCTCGATCACTAACTGGACTTAATCCTCTAGTTAGTTCTTTAGCAAATGCTACTTTTAGATCATTAATAATTAATTTTAATCGTTGAGCAGGCATTTGATTTGCATTATCTACACCAGTAACTGCTTCTAAAACACTAAAAAAATCTCCACCAATTTTATCAAAAGTGCTTTGAGGTCCTGCTTTATTGATAATAGACATTGCTTCTAGAATACTGTTTCTAGTTCTAGATAAATTTTGAATTTTAGACATTGATTCACGATGTTTTTCTGGATCGTATTTTTTTAAACCATAAAGTTCTGCCTGTTTATCAACTGCATATTTTCTAGACTCAACTTCATCTTGTGAAATTTTTAATTTAGTAGCAAGTTCCATTAACTCTAAATCAGCATCACTTTTTTGTTTTTCTTGTTCGATAAATGTTTCTAATGCACCTTCTCCTGCACCTGCAAATATTTCAGCAAATGCTGGTAGTCCTTCTTGGTATGAAGTACCTTTCATTAAACCTAACGCTAATCTCATTAATGGTAGATTAACAGAAGACCCTTCTTTTCTTTCTTCTGCTAATTCATCCATGATGTTTCTAATTTGTTTTTTAGTAGATAATTCAGCTGGATCTTTTGGAGTTTCATCAATTAAATTTTTTTGTACAAGATCTCCTGGTTTTTTAGCAGTTACATAATTAGTGAAAATTTTATCAGCTTCCTCACTCCCTGTTGAAACCTTAATATCACTTGTTGTTTTCTCAGAAGGAGTTAATTTTGCAATAATGCTTGGATCTTTTGTAATTTCTTTTTCTAAACCTGATACTTCAGTATCAGCTTCAGCTCGTTTAGTTTCTCTTTTTTCTGCTAAAGTGCTTTGTTTAGCAGAAGTAGGGACTCCCATAAAATAAGCTGTATCAGGGTCATAACCCTCAACATCAAAAAATTTAGTTCCAGAATATCCTGGATTAGTTCCTGTTAAAAATTCTGCACCTAAGTTAATAGGCACCGCACCTAAATCATATAATGCTGCTCCTGCTTTTTTACCTTCTTTAACAATAGTTTGTCCTGCTGATTTTAAGGCTTGACCTAAAGGCACATCTTCAAAGAAACCTTCTTTTCTAGCTTCTCCGCCTTTATCCATTTTTAAAGTAACAATACCTCCAGCTCTAAAATGCTGAACAGCTTTTTTTCTAAAATATTTTCTTTCTAATACTTTACTCATTACTTACCTGCAAATGCAGCATAAGCCCCAAGACCAGTTCCAACTGCTTGTGCTGCTGGACTTGCGGTAGGTACTGCGGTTTGTGTTACTTGTTGTTGAGAAGAAGGAACCCCTCTTTGAATATCACTAACAAAAGAAAGTCTAGTGTATGGATCTTGTATTCTTCTCTCTTCTGTTTGTCTTAATGCATCAAGTCTTGCTTGTTCAGTAGCTTGTGCAGTAGCACCAGTTGTGCTTAACGCTTGAATATCTTGCGCTCGTTGTCTCATTAAAGCATCCGCTGCTGATAAACCTGTTTGTGCTTGTAATTGTTGTCCTCTTTGGAAAGCATCTAAAGCTCCTGTAAAGGCAGCATATTGCGATTCTCCTATTTTTCCAAGTCTTGCTCTTTCTTGTTCTGCTAACTGTATCCCTTCTCGACCACCGCCAAACGCACCTGCTTGAATTGCTTTTTGTGCAGTTTGTTGTTGTCCCATTTGTGCTTGTCGATTGATTTCATCAATAATGTAAGATTGATATGGGTTTAAATATTGTTGAAACTGTTGTGATGAAGGATCTAATGCAGCAGCAGTTTGTGCTCCTGTAATAGAGGATATACCTACCCCTGTTTGACCTGCAAGAGCTCCAGCTGCTTGTTGTTCTTGTGTTAAACCTGCTGTTTGAAATGCAGGTAAGTTTAATGGTTGTCTTGCAACACGAGTTGCTTCGTCCATTAATCCAAGTCTTCTTGCTTCGATCTCTGGTGCTTCTCTAATAGTTTGTACGTTTGTAGTGTCCGCGGGTGTTCCGCCTCCACCTCCTCCGCCTCCTGACATTATGCGTGCCCTCCTATAAATTTATCCATTTGTACATGATTAAAATGAAAACCTAAAGGTTCTAACATTTTTTTCCATCCTGGTCTCCCGTATACCTCTAACTTTTTACAGCCACAGTTTTCAAAAGCCCATTTTTCAAATACGTTAATCTTGTCAATCCATAAAGGCAAATCTGTTCCAGTTGCGATATTAACCACCCCTACATTGTAATTCGGATATTGTGCTATTTCAGAAATACAAACACCTTTAAAGTTGTCTTGGTTATCAACAGTTACCCACAATTGTTTAATACCTTGTTTACACATTTCTTTTACATGTTGATTGTCCATTAATGTTTTACCTTCATGATTTCTTTCTAATGCAGATTGTACTTTGTCTTTTACTAATGGCCATACTTTATCTATTTCTTCTGGTTTAAATTGTATTAAATACATTATCTTCTTCCCATGCTAGCTAATTTATCTAACTTCGCCATTTGATCATAAAAATATTTAGCACCCATTTCTCTTTGTTGTTCTTTATCATTTGGATCCGCACCCATTGCGATTCCCGCACCCCGTACTGCGCTTGATTTAGTTACGAATTCGCCATCGGCTAGTTGAGCAAGCATAGTATCTTTGTTTTCAGATCCTTTGCCTGCAGAATCAACTACCATTTTACCAGAAGTTCTTTTATAATTCTTTTCGTTATTTTCATCTTTATTTGTTTTACTAGGTAAAGCATCCACTAAATCTCCTTGATTAAATTTGCTTGTTTGTTCTTCAGCATCACTTGGTTCGTTAGTAGACCTTTGACTTATTTCTTGATCATAAGCTTCTTGTAAAGCTTGTAGTCTTTGTTTCATTTCTTCAATTTCATTTAGTTGCATTTGGTTTGTTCTAATTGCGGCAATGCCTCCTGATCTCATGTTTGCATATGGTTTTTCTGGAAACTTAGAAGGGTCTATTTCTTGATCACCAAAAGTTCTAAACGCTTCTGGTTGTGAATAATAAATTAAATTAGCTCCTGGAATTCTTGGATCTTTTGGATCTTGTGGATCAAATGCTCCCGCTGCATACAAGCCTGCACCTAATGCACCAGCACCAAGGCCTACTTTAAATTTATCTATTTGTCTATCTGCTCCAGTTCCTGATCTAAATACATCGGTAAAAGTTTCTAAACCTGCTTTTGTTTTATCTAAAAACGATGTTGGTTGTTGAGTTGCTTTAAAAAACATAGAAGGATCTCCGCCTCCTGGCACTCCTGATGTTCCAACTGTTCTAGCAACTTCAGTTGCTTTAGTTGCATCTTTAGCTGCACCCATACCTCCTGCAAATTGACCTATCCCATAAGTCAATGCAGCGTCTCGAACTGTAGATTTTAAAAGGTCAGAACCTCTTTTACCTTGTAATGCGTTAATACCGCCAGCAATTAATGCGGCTGTTAATGGATCCATATTATTATAACTCCTGTTTTAAAATACGTATAAGAGTAAATTTACTCAATTTTCATGCATTCGTCAATGAACTTGGCTCGAAAAGGATAGTTGCCATGGTGGGTTATTTCAGAGTTTATAAGAGCAAATATACGTCCACCAGCCTTCCTATAACGGTCACAGAAAGCAAAATCTTCCCCTATTATTTGACCAGTTTCTTTGATAAACTGAGTATCCCAAAAATTATAAGAATGTTCAGAATTTTTAACTGTTTCATTAATTAAGTGATTTTGTCTTACTTTTAATTCAGGATAAAATTTAATCATGCGTTCAATCGCTTCTCTTTTAATTAACATGCATCCCGCAGGACCTCTTTCAATCTCCATCCACCCGTTCACCGATTGAAAGTCATCTTGATTTATAACTTTAATTGGAAAATGAAACCCACCTTTATTGACTGGTACTCGATGGTTTTTGAATAATTCATCCGCTTTTTTCCAATCAATCCATTTCATAGGATAAGGAATTAAAGTTATTTCTTCATCGGCTTCAATCATTTTGAATATATCTTGTTCATTAAATTGAATATCTGTATCAACAAATAACATATGAGTACAATTTGAATGTAAGAAAGCTGCAGTACATGCATTTCGACCAAAGGTTACAATCGAACTTTTATGTAAATGTAAAGTAATTGCTATTTTTCTTTTATTACATTCTGCTTGTAATAAAAATATAGACCGCATGTAATGAATATCTACTTGACCGGTTGTTGGTGAAGTGACGTATAATTTAGTCATGTTTAATAAACTCATCCATGTATCGACCAATATATTGATGTTCACCAACATGCATAATATATTCATCCACTACGGCAAAGATCTTTCCGCCAACCTCTTTCCATAATTTACAAAAACCAAAATCTTCACCCATGTAAGTTTGAGTTTCTTTATCGTGAATCGTATCAAAAAAATTGTAATAATATTTCTTTTCTTCGTACTGGCCATTGATCACTGATTTTTGTTTAATTTTACGATCAGGAAAGGTTTTAATTAATTTATCAAAAACGGATCGTTTAATTAATAAACAACCTGCTGGAGCATGAGTAATTTCTATAATACCTTTATCCATTACAATATTACTGGCATCCTCTAACCGCACTGGATAAGTACAGCCTCCAGTTTCCATGTCTTCTTCTGTTTTAATTAATCCTCTTTCAAAACGTTCTTTTAACTTCATCCATTGAATACTTTTTAAGGGGTACGGGACACAGATCACTTCTTTGTTTGAATTAATCATTTTTTCAATGACATGGGTTCCAACAGCAATATCTGAATCTAAAAACAATAAATAATCAGCATCAGTTTCTAAAAAAGAAGCTACTGTTAAATTTCTACCTTGTGTAATTAAAGAAGATTTATGCATTAAAAAAGATACACTATTACCTTTTTTCATAAAATCTTTTTGAATTTCTAATAAGCATTGAGTGTAATGAATAGATACTTCGGAATGTACTGGTGTTCCTACACAAAGTCTAATTTGTTTGTTATCCTCTTTCTGGATTTCTTTATTAAACCAAATAGGTTTTGAGGGATCTTGTGGATTCACGTTAACTTCTTTTATAGTTTGATAAGTGTCTTCATTTGACCAATTTTTACTTTTTTGCATTAAGGACGCCTTGTAAAAAATTATTCCATTCCATTGCTCTTTTATTCCAGTTATAATATTTTTGATAATAAGTTTGTTGTAGATCTAAACTATCTTGAATAGTCTTTTCATGTAAAGTTTCTGCAGCCATATCAATAGCAACAGCAAATGTTTGAGATAATATTTCAAGATCTTTAGTGTACGTTATATACATTGGAAACTCAGCGCAAGTTTCATACAAAGCTCCATAGTTAGTAACAATCGTATATAAACCAGCAGACATACTTTCTATTGCAGATATACAAGAAGTTTCTTCAAAGATACTTGGATATACATACAAATTATAATTATTTAAATTTTTTAAAATATAATCATTGGGTTTGTAGCCAATATAATTTACATTAGGTAATTCAGATGCTTGTTTATATAAAGGAATATATCTTTCATCATTACGTTCTTTAAAAGCATCTCCATATACTTGGGTTGAACTATATACATCTAATTTAATTAATGGATTTTTAACTAATTGCATTGCACCTAATAATACAGATAAACCTCGCCATGGTGTGTTTTGATGTATGATTCTAATAGGATCTCCTTTTTTATAAG